GCATAACAGCCTCGACCTTGTGTGGTTTCAATTCTTTGATTGCCTCGGAAATAGCATAATTCAGTTTTAACTGAGTGATATCAGAATTATACTTTGTGTCCATATCAGCTATGGTTTTCTTCATTCCCTCGACATCCACACCATCAAAAGCCTTTAATTTTGCGTTGACATCAGCCAGTGCAGTGTTCGCCTTTGTGAGTTCCCCCTGCAGGCTTTCGGTTTTGGATTTCAGCGGTTCGATATCTTTTCCGTTTAAATCCATAACCTTGTCAATCAACTCGTCCGATATACCGATTTCCTTTAATTGCTCTCTTTTCATAAATAGCTCCTTTCAAATTACGCTTATTTTTACGAGGTTAGCTCCTCCCTTGAAACGCTAAAGCCGGAAACGAACACCTTCGTGTCCATCATTCGCCCAGCTTAATCCGATGCACGCACCTCTTCGCCGGCGAATTGCGATAGCCTTTGTTGAAATAATCGTATCACTATTTGAATATTTTGTCAATTATTTTTTTAAAGCGAACCCTTTGTAGAAAATACCGGTGCTATTCCGGCCGACTCGTCTCGGATAAATCCGTTTTAAAATGCGAGCAACTAAACACTTAGACAACTGAAAATTGCCTTCGCTCCAAGATAAGTAATCGTTGTAAATTTCCGAAACATACAATGATGTGCTTGCATTAATAGGTGGCTCAAGAATAATTCTATCTTTCACAAATAACTTCACCACGTCCAAATTCACTGTCGTTGCTTTCAAATACATACAAAATTCCTCCGTTTTTTATTTTAGTGTAGCATTTAAAAAAAATTCTGTCAACAAAAATCTTTCATAAAGTACCCACACAATAGCACCATAAACAAAAGCACTCAAAAATAGTGTTTTTATAAAACTTTGCATTTAGTGAAGGCAGTGAACAAAATGAAGGCATTTCCCTATTTTTTTCTATACTGCTTTGTATTTTCATAAAAAATATATAACCTTTATTCATTTTATACACTAAGATGTAAAACAATACATAATAATATAATAAAACTCTACTGTCGCAAGGATTACAGAAAAATAGTGTTTTTGCAAATGTGCCTACACTAAAACGGTTTTAATTTGTGCAATATTACTTTAATTTATCAACAATGATGTGTATTGTGTCGGTTTTGGTTTACATAACTTTTTTAAAAACTCGAAAAATGGTTTACATAATATGGTTGCAAAAAGATTATTAAAAGAAAAACACCGACATTTTAAGCCGGTGTTTCGTTTTACTTGACGGTTGCTTGACGGTTAGTTGATTGGTTTAATGGTTTGGTACCTTTGAACCGGACAGGACTGCCACCCTCACGAGTGTACCGTCTCGTCCGACCGGTCGCCTTTATATGCTGTCTCATTTTACCCTGCCACTCTGCAACCTTGGCGACCTCTTTCGAGTTATCCAGTCCAGCAGATGCCAATGCATCGCCTTGTCTCTTCCAACTGCGAATCTGACGTTCAATGTACCGCTGGGTTTGGCTCTCTTCATAAACTCGGTCGTTTGCTTGCTGTGGAGTCTCGCCTGCTTTCCTCGGAGTGACGTACTGATCAAAAGCCTTCTCACTGACACCCTCTAAAAACGGATAAAAATTGTGCCGGCAGTTCGCACCGCATAAACCGTCCACAGCCCCGTAGTTCGTGCTTGACACAAAATCACCGTACTGCTTACTGGTACCGTTCCGGCTAAATATTTTTCCTTGCCATTGTGCGTGCGATGGTCGGCTCCCAGCGTGAGAGGTTACCTCGACCAAATCCCATCCCACTGCATCGAGCCTGTCAAGCTGGAGTTGTGCGGTCGTTTGGTTTATGCCGGTGACCACAGCCCTGCGAACGACACCGTCAAGGTTCTGTACAGTTTTCTTTCCGGTGGCACTTTCGTACACAGCAGTGAGCAGTCCGTCTTTTGCGAGCTTTTTCAAAGCCATAGACACAGCCTGCTGTTGACTGAACGCACCGGTGGAAACCTGCAGGTAGGCACTATCAATTATTTTGTTGTACTCGTTGCTGGTTTCAATAATCGTGTTTCGTGTGAGGTTCCGCAGTTCACCATTGCACTTTTTAATTCCGGCATTCAATAGTTGCTGTTGACTTTCCGAGTAAAAATTGATGTCGCCCATGACCTGCCGGTCAAAGTCCATCGTTTTTATATTTGCATTTGCAAACAAGGTAGTGACCTCTTTAACCGACCTGCCCGAAACGGATGCAAGCCGGTCAATTAACTGTGTCCTTGTGAGGTTCAGTTCAGTCGCCTTTTTTATTTGCCACTCTGCCGAGCTTGAGATGCTCGTGAAATCCACCTTCCCCAGCCTCTTTGCAATATCGTTTATAATATCGTCCTCGACCTCGCTGTACAGAATGGAAAGTTCGTCCGGCAGAGCAGACAAGTACGCTGGAGTTAACAATTTAAATCACCCCTGTCGGAGGTGATGCTGTATCAATCTCGTCAGCCATTTTCCTTGCGACAGCCTCGGTTTCACCGTACCATTTAACACGAAACTCCCACTTCGCCTTTAAACCGGCATTAACTTCGCCGATGTCCCTCAAGCGTTCGGTTTCCTTATCGATAATAATGCTGTCATCGAAAACGATGTCAATCTTTGTCCCTTCGTTCAGTTTATCCCCAGCCCAAAGGATTGCCTTCGTAACAGCACGCAAAGCACGCTCAATGACAATATAATGCTTGCTGGCATTCTGTACCAACTCCTGCTTGTCGCCCGAATATTGTGTGGCTGTTACGATTGAGCCGGCATTGAATTGATAATGCTTTGTGCCGAACCCACACTTAAATGACAGATAATCCAACTGCGACTGTACTGCCTCTTTATTTGCCTGCACACGCAAGTCCGGATTATATTCGTGCCAATCTGTCTTCCCGTCCAAGGCTCCAATTTCGTCCTTTTTCAAAATGGTGAATAACTGCTGGCACACATCGTCCGGAGTGATAATGTTTCCGGCTCCGTCCTTCTGCACCAAATCCTCGGAGTAAAACACTTTCTTTCCGCCCAGCTTTAAATCCCTGTTAAAATTATGAAAAGCCAAATCCACACCGATGATCTGATCAATGGCATTCGCAAAAACAGCCATGCCTAAGCCATTGCAATCATCGAAATTGTTAACGATATTCGGTGAAACCAATGCGAACATTGGCACAAAGGAATTCGTTATAAATTTTTCAGCAACCGTCTCGGGTAGAGGTTGCTCGATGTAACCCTCACCGGATGATTTAAGATAAAAGTTTTTAATGACATAGCCGGTCGACTCAAGGACGTGCATCTCAAGGTAAACGAATTTATTGCCTTTTTCGGTCACTTCCGATGCGAACGCAACCTCCGAAACAACTCCGTTTCGATAACTCAATGGAATAATGCTGTCCGCCTGCAGATACTCAATCCTTATTTTTTTAGCACCGGAAAAGTCGTCAATCTTGACAACGAATGCACCGGTGCCGGTAGCGAAAGCCTTCTCGACCAAAGCATTGCCCTCATCCCAAAAACTGTTGCTCGCAAAAACACCGTCCAAAAACTCCTGTGCATCGGTAACAATCAATGTCTTTTCGTTTAACAGCAGGCTCGCCCAATCTTCGCAGACTTTCTTCGCCATATTCATCGTGTACAGTTTCCGGTCGATAAATTGCTGACCATTAAACTCTTTGTACTGATGAAACTCCTTGTTAAAACCAACCCACCAGCTCCTCCACTCGGCAATCCTTGTGTAATAGCTTGTGTTCAGATTGCAGTCCATCTTTTTGTTTAAATGCTCGATAACGCTCTGAATGTTCATTTTTACCACTCCTTATTCATTATGAAAATTGACCGATGCGTAACAGCACCGACCATTTTGCCACGCTCCACACTGCTCCTGCAGACAATCGACAAACTTTCTATCTTCCTTGAGGATGTGAACCGTTTCTGTGCCATTGTTGCTTTCGTCATAGGTGTACTTCCATTTATTAGTTTGCAAAATATTAACGGTGTAAGGACACTTCATCGTTTCGGCTCCTTTCCCCATTTGTAAAGCCCCCACAGAGCCAAGGCGAAGTAAACTAAAAAGAGCAGGCTCTGTTCATAGGCTCCCAAAAAGAAATCGTACACGCACCATATAGCGTTCGTAAACGTCCAAATTATAAAACACCACTTTTTATGGTAGATGTTCGCAACCACCCCAACCAAGGATGCAATCGAAACTAAAATCATTTTATATTCCCCTTCTCAATTCGAAGTGTTTAATCCACCGCTCCCAGCTGTACTCCTCCGCATCGGCAACGTCCACGTCTGCAGTGAAATCATCGAGCCGGACATCTTCATCCTTTTTATTATCCCATACCTGCTCCTCGGTGCTTTTGATAACGTGCTTGCAATGGTCAAGCACTCGCCAGCGTTTGGTATATATTAGCGTGCTTTTGCATTTTATCCGGTCGTTTATCGGAGCCTTGAGTGAATCAGTAAAAGCGATGCGTAACCCAGCGACCTTTAAAGCCTTTTGTATGCCGGCAATCAGATACTGCTCAGCACTGTCCCCGAACCCATACTTCACCTCGGTTTTAGGATAATGCTCCTGCACCGTTCGCACGAATTGAATGAATTCTCGGTTTATAACGTTACCGTCAATCTCGCCCTTTTCACCGGACACCTTGTAATCATCGACCACTACCACCCCAGCCCAGCCATTCAGTATGGCAGATGCAACAAACCCACTCTTCGACTTATTCCCACCAAAGTCCACCCCGATGGAAATGAATGCAATCGTGTCCTCTGCAGGTTTCACGTTCGACACATACTCAGCCTTATGGTTTGCGAAATGTCCGAATATAAGCCCTTCCGCTTGAACCCTCTGCCCCAGTATATAGCGTTTATAATAGACGGAATTCGGATCCCACCGGTTCATTATTTCCTGCCTTCGCTCCTCGGACATATTCTCGTTATCGAATATAGTGAAGTGCTGGTAGTTGTATGTGGTTACCATTTCGCCACGCTCGACCTTGCCGGCATAAACGTCAACATGGTCGCTGTATATTTTGGCATTCGGTGCGTCCGGATTAAAGTCCCACAATATTTTGATGACCTGTGCCATTAACTGCCGGCTCTGTGCCTCGTTTATGAATTCAGCATGGTGCAGATTGATTTCGGTCGCAATCCATAGTCCGTACGAATTGCCTCGAATTTTCTTAAAACTGTCCGCCTTGGCACCGCCGGCGAAGATGAGAATGCGTTCACCAACCTTCGCATTGATGAACAGTGCCTCGTTGCCCTTGTATTTACCCCAGTGGCACCGCCCTGCGAATTGATGCTCCAACCCGAAACCATTGCAGTCCCCGATGTTTAGCTTTGCGTTGGCAATCGTGGAACCGCTGGCGAGGTGTATCTTATCCCTGCTAAAATCAATGAAATCACGAGCCACCACACAATTATCAATCGTCTTCCCAGCACGCACCGAACCCTCGGCAATATTTATGGTACAGACACACGCTCGTTTGATATAGTCCTTGTGTTTCTTGCTGAATTTACCCCAAGGAATCCGGCGAACCGTCCCGACTTTGCAACTTTCACTTTCCATCGTTCTCATCATCCTTCAAAGCATCGTACAAAGGTGTTAAGTCCTCGACACCTTCACCGGAGCCGGCATTCTCGAACCGACCAAACTCACGCTTAAACTTTCGCTCCAACATCCAAGCCGATGCCTGCCAGCTCGTCTTGCCGGCTTTGGTTACATTCTGCAGGTGAAATGCTTTAAATTGTGCCTCCGCTTTTTTCATTGACTTAGTTAACTCAGCATATAGTCCGCCATTTTCTGCCTTGTTAATCCAGTCATAAAGCGTAACTTCCGAGATATCGCAAATCATACAAGCATCTTTATTTGTCAACCCATTTGAGATGCAGGTGCAAAATTCCTTTATAAGTTCCGGTGTCAATTTAGGTTTTCGAGCCACGCAAATCACCACTTTTTCATATATTTTCGTGCTGTTTCATATCAAATCATATCAAAACAGCCTTAATTCCGGTCAGTTTTTCCATTCTTTTAACGATAACATCGCAATACTTCGGATCTAACTCCATCATATAACAGATGCGTTCAGTTTGCTCGCAGGCGACCATGGTTGTGCCGGAGCCACCGAACAAATCAAGGACAATGTTATCAACATAGGAGCTGTTCATGATTGCACGCTCGACCAATGGAATCGGTTTCATTGTTGGATGTTCATCGCTCCTTTTCGGACGAGGAAACTCCCAAACATCAGACTGCTTTCTATCCTGCAGAGGACAGACACGTTTCGCATCGTCTGACCAACCGTACCACACAGGCTCATATTCACTCTCACAGCCGAAATATATCGGCTCATATTGCGTGTGATAATCCTTCCTTGAAAGCACCAAGCTGTCCTTAAACCAAATAATGGTGGACGACCAATGGAACCCAAGGCTGGACATTGCCTCCATAATATTGCCCCACTCCTGTGCTGACATAACGATGTAAACCATGGCACCGGCAACTATAGACGATTTCATTGCAACAAAGGAACGTGAGAGAAACTGATTGAAATTCTCGGTGGTCATTTTGTCGTTTAAAATACTGCGATTTTTCCAAGACGGATGAGTTTTATTCGAGCCATAGTCAACGTTCCAAGGTGGATCGGTGAACACCATGTTCGCCTTGTTGCCATTCATAAGAGTGTGAACGTCCGGTTCGAGCGTGCTGTCCCCACACATCAGCCGGTGATTTCCTATCTGCCATATATCGCCTCGCTTGGTAACAGGCTCCCCAGCAAGAGCCTCTGTGACGTCAAAATCGTCATCCTCAACGCTTAATTTTTTTACAGTGAAAAGGTTTGTTATTTCCTGCATAGAGAAACCGGTGGCAGAATAATCAATTCCACTTTCACGTAAAAAAGCAAACTCACTCTGCAGGATGGTGTCGTCAAATCCTGTGTTCATAGTGAGTTTATTATGAGCCAATATATATGCCTTTTTATCGGCATCAGATAGATGAGAGAGGCAGATGCACTCTACCTCTTCAAACCCCAACTCTTTAACAGCCAACAAACGACCATGTCCCTCGATAACCATATTGTGCTCATCGATGCCAATCGGATCGTTCATGCCAAACTGCCGAATACTTTGCTTTATTTGCTCGATTTGCTCCTTGGGGTGTTTCTTTGCGTTTTTCTCGTAAGGTTTTAAATCGGCGACCTTTACTTTTATGATTTGCAATTTTAACATCCTCTCGTTTATAAAATGATATCAATGCAGAATTTAATTAAAATGATAAAGCCGACCACAAGCAGTGCGAGAATGGCTCCGGATAAAAACTCGCCGATGACATAACCGATTTTATATGCTTTGGAGTTTCTATTTATCATTGTTGGCACAGCTCCCTCTATATTTCAAGTCCGACTGCCAGCATTTGATTTTGATGCAAACCGACAAATTCCATGCCGGCAATAATCGCCTCAATTTCGGTTTCAAATACAAATTTATTCCATTCTCGCTCAAGCATTGCTACGTTTGACAATTCGACAACAATCCCACGTGCTCCGGTGCATTTTACATGACATGGCATTTCACGAGAACACCTGCCTGTTTCGGTTGGAGGAAATACAGCATCGAAATTATCTTTTTGAAAAAGACAAGCATCATTGCATTTGGTATGGAACCTATATAACACAGTTCCCAATGGAACCGGCAATGTAATTGTTTTTTTATCTTCGCTTACAAATTGCATAAATTGTTCACCCTCTCTCGTTTGGCGATAACACACCGCCGGTTGTGATTGTTTTCGAGTGCAGTAACGAACCTGCAGTTCTGCGGTGAATAGTTACCGTCCGTATTTATCCGGTCGAGCTGTAGCCCATGCTGGTAACCGTTCGCCTTGCACCACCGGTAGAATTTATCAAAATCACCCAGCCAAGACGGACACACACGAATTCCCCTTCCACCATACCACCGGTAATTATGAGCGTTTTTATTATGACATCGCCTTTTTATGTACGTCCAAAGTCTATAAATAAAATAGCGTTCCAGCGTTTTATTCATCCGAGCTTACACTCCTTTTTAGATAAGATGCTGTCAATGCCTTTCTGTGCTCCGGCATAATCGCCCTTGAGAACCTGCCCCCGAATGGTTTTAATTTGCTGTCTTGTGAAGAAAATCTGAAATATTTTGAGTTTTCTCAATAATACTTCTTTTTGGTTGCTATATTCAAGCGTTGCGTTATTCATCACCCAGCACCTCACCATCCCAATTCCAAAAGCCCTGCATTCCTTTCGCCGGTATGGGTTTGTCGAATTTAAAAGAGTCATCGGTTAACCAAGCAAATCGACCATCAGTGTAATCGCCACACGCAAGCTCAGTCTCGCCCGAAACAAAACGCCCAAATTCGGTATCAACGCAACCTTTAACATTTACAGTCCCCAAAACAGCACCGGTCGGTAAATTCGAGTAACACCCGTAATGCTCGACAATTCTATCCATCAAGAATTTTTGCAATGTAACCGGCAAATGACCGAAAGCATCCTTAAACGGTACCACCTTTTTGCTTGCGTGAATTGCAAGCAATCCTCTATATTTAGTTGCCCACGACCTCGTTTCATTCTTTTTAAGTCCAATGACCATAAGACTCGCCCAAGGTTGCCACAAACTAATCGCTTTCATATAAAAGTCCTTTCCTGTTTTTTATTATATTACCGTTTCTTTTTTCTGTCAAACAATATCATAGTTTGATATTATTTAAGAAAAACATTGTTATACTGTTCGTGGTGCATAAAAATCACATTATCGTTGTACTTTTCGCCACTTAAAATGAGTTGATTAACTGCCCCTTCAGATATCCGTCTTTGATTGAATAAAGCAACTTTAGGGTAAACCTCTCCACACATCTCAACCTCATATTCAATCATTTGTATATTTTTCCGGTCAAGCTTATCCTTTGCCATATAAACAGCCTCCTAAACTTTGTAAAGAATAACCGTCCCAGTCAACTGCTCTCTGAATTCAGCGACCTCGGTCATTTTTACTTTAACACTAAAAGCGTGAACCTTAACAACAGCCTCAGTCCCACCGGAGTATTCGACATCGAGTTTTATGCTTTTCTCATCCGTTACCGGAACGAACGCTGTGGAAACATTGCACAGCACCGGTTCCAATTCAGAGCCAGCACCGACCTTATACAGCACCTTTTCGCTGGGCGACAACCACTTAACCCACGCACCACAATCGCCACAATACAGCCCAACGTGAATGGATTTACCAGCAGTGGTGTATTTTATAGAGCCACATCTCTTGCACACAAACATATTTACACCTCCTCAATTATTATCATACATACTCTTGCCGGTTCCGGTTTGCTCCGGCTTTCCGAAATTGCCGGTGCTTTCAAAATGAACGGTGGCGACCTCTTGCTTTGTCTTTTTGCATTCATCGCAACTATTCAAATCAGTTCCGAAACCCTTCACAACGAAAACATTCATCTGTGCATCCTTTAACTTAGTCAAGCACTTATTGCACAGCTTTAATTCCTTCACCATTTCCCTTCGCCTCCTGCAGTTTAGTTTTTAGTTTTTCCATAACAGCCTTGTTTTGCTCCAGCAGTTCACGTTCCTCGCCGGTTGCATTTTCAATCAAAATATTGTACTTTGTCAGCTCGACATCGACAATCGTGATCAGTTTTTTAATTTTTATACCACTGCCAATCAAGGAATCAAGCTCCTGCTGGCTTAGTGGATATACATTGTGTTTCCGCAATTTTACCTTCAATTTCAACGACCTCTTTCTTTAAAAATTCAAATATGCAATCGAACCCACACGCACACTGACAATGGTTCAAACCAAACTCAACCAATGACTCCGGATAATTTTCGATGTTCAGAACCTCATCAATGCAAATCGGACACGCTCCGTTCGTGTATGCCACCTTTGCCAATTGCTCCAGCGAATAGTTTGTGCCGGCAACTTTGTTTATTTTTTCATATACCTTCATTACGCACTCCTTACAATCCATAATCTATTTTTATTAAACGTCCATTAATATGTCCCCAGTTTTCTGGAATTGCATCGTACAGCATAAAGTGTTTCAATTCATCATTTTTGTATTTTTCTTCTAACATTTGAGCAAATTCAATTTCATTTGTCGTCTTACAACTTAAAGCATCAGCTCTCTCCATAACTACGATAAAACCCAAAAAATCGCCAAACAAAACCTTCGCTAAATCGCAATGTTTAAGAGAATATTCTCGCTCTTGCAAATTTGACAACAAACCGTACAACGCAGAGCTGTACTTTGTTAACCTTGGAATTTTAACAACAAACTTTTCAAACACAAAAACAATTCTTGTCGAGCCGATAACTTTCCTCACTACGCACCACTCCCCGAAAACTTCTGCTGGTACCCTGTGACCGTTTGCGACTTTTTAATTAGGTTCAGCCCATACTCGGACAACTTAATGCGTTTATAATAAATGCCATCACCGAGCCGGTACCTGTCCGGATATCGTTTCACCAAATCTTTGCCGAATTTATTAGCTGACAGCAAATATTCGTGGTTTTCTTCTGCCCAAGAAACGTATGCCTCATATATATCCGCAAACTTGCAGGATGCCGAATTGTCCGGCTCCAAAGCCAAATCACAAAACTGACCGAGTGAATCCATTTCCTGCCGATACTCTGCAGTCGCTTTTTCAACGCAAGCCGGAACGTTCAGTCCCTCTCTTAGCCACATAATACAACCGTCAACCGCCCATTTAAGGATTTGAGGTAACTCCTTGTTTAATTTTGACTTTAAGCTCTTGTCCCTTTTGTTTTCCGGTATTTGCACAATAAACGGAATGAGCCTCATCCTTCGCCATATACCTTGATCCGTTCCGGTGATAATAGGTTTGTTGTTTGCCGACATCCAAAGTTTAAACTCCGGCACAAACTCAAACTCCCTGCTGTGCAGAAATCTCGCTGTGATTTTATCGCCACCGGTTAACTGTTTCACAAGCCCTTCGTTCATCCTTACACCTTGGTTCGGTTCGTTCGCTGTGACCATTCTCGCACCCTTTAAACGAGCGATGTCCGGCGATGCAGACGAGCCTCCACTTGCACCCTTAACATTCAACATTATAGTTTCAGTTTGAGCGTTTCGAGCATATCCGCCGAGGATATCGGTAACCGTTTCCAAAAATGTGCTTTTACCGTTCTGTCCTAAACCGTAGCACATAAAAAGACACTGCTCCCGAATGGATCCGGTGAGAGAATAACCGACAGCCTTCTGAATATACCTCTGCAATTCCTTGTCGCCACCGGTGACATCGTCGAGAAACTTAATCCATCGCTCCGGTTGCTTGCCGGACACATTGTCATATTCACAGTTCGAAATCTTTGTCATCATATAGCCTTTATCGTGTGGAATCAGTTCGCCATTTTTCAAATTTACGATCCCGTTTTTGCAGTTAAAGAAATCCTTATGCAAATCAAAATCCGACATCAACTTGGGAATATCACCAACGTGCTGACTTTCGGTAAGCATTGCCACCTTAGTCTTTGAAGATGAAGTCTTGTGTGCCCATTTTAAAAGCATTTCCTTTTTTTCGTCGTCCTCTTCCTCCCAAGCCTGTATCTTCATCCGGTTTATAGTTTCGTCCGCTAACTTTTTAACTTCGCCGGACAAATCCTCCACCCAGCACCGACCGTCCCAAATCAGCCAAGTTTTCGATTGATGCATATAAAAAAGATTATCCCCAAAATAATCGACAAAACGCTGTGCGTTTCCTGTATCGTTGTACGGATAATCTTTCACCTTTTGAGCCGGAGCCTTCGGTTCGTTTTCTCGTGGTTGTGCCTTTGTTTCGGTGTGCGTAGATTTATTACTGCGAGAATAAACCTCTCTGCAGTTTTCGATTGCATCAGCAATGGTTATTTTGCCATAGGTAGAGCCGGACTGCCTTCTATCCCACTTGTCACGCATTAAGCCGGACGAGCGAAAGATGGTGTCCATTTGGTATTCATTCTTCCCACACCAAAATGCGAGAATGTTGCACAAAGCGATGTCAGCCGAGGATTGGCTGTCATATCCGTCCATATTGCCGGCATACAATCTTTTAAACTGTGCTCCCTGTTTGCTGTTTCCGGCTTTTTCGATAATTTCCCTATCAGACAGGGTGATGCCGAGCTCTGCTCCACGATCAGAAACCACTGACGATTTCTTTTTTAAATACTTTTCGTGCAAAGCCTTTATTTCCTCGGTACAATCTCGAACCTCACGAATCTCGCCCCAAAGCAAATCACCGGTCATTATAAAGAACCGTCCGTCTTGGTACATTTCAACGCTTGCGTTTCTGCGTTGCCCTGCAGGCAAGCTACCCTTGCAAATGATATGCAAGCCGGTGCCACTCTGAGAAACCTCTGCGTAGCTGTTCAGAGTTAGCACAAATTCCTTCACGATACCATTCACAGCATCTTCATCGTCCAGCACATGGTCAAGGTCGACACCAAAGTAACCATTAGCGAACATGAACCCGACACCATCAAATTTATATGTATCAACAGCCTTTATGGCTGTTTTAAAATCGCTCCAAGTGTCAGCATTATTGCTCTGCGAGTTTCCACCGGTGAAGCAATTCTTTGGAATTTTGCCCCAAGTTTTACCGTCTGCAAGCAATGTCATTTTCCAACCAACCCACTGCTTTAATTCCTTCAGCTCGGCTGGTATATTTTCAACGAATAGTTTCGCCATTTTTTAAGCATCCCCCATCAAGTTATCAATTGTCGTGTCGAGAGCTTTCGCCAGCTTTTTCGATGTGTCCATTGTAGGTGTTGCCTTTCCGGTTTCATATAGCGAAACTTGAGCCTGCGTAACACCGGATGCCTCTGCAAGATCCTGCTGTGTCATATTTTTTAAAATACGCACATTTAAAAGATTTTCCAACTTTATCAAGCAAATTACCTCCTCTCATACTGCGATTATAACCCTTAATTATATATAAGTCAATATAATTCTATGGGTTCATTCACAATATAATTCACTCGCTTATAATGTGCCTTTCTTTTTGAAAAGGCTCCCTTATACATACCAAAGTCATCAACGAAGTCGTAGACCGTCCCTTTTTCCTTGCCGGCGAATTTGCGTGAACACCTTCCACAGCTCTGAATGATGGTGGCGAAATCCTTGTGTGGCATAGCGAAAACAACTCCGTCCAGCCTTGGAATGTCCAGCCCCTCTTTCGCCAATTGGTATGTCGCAAATAAAACTCGGAGTTCGCCGGTTTGCATTCGCTCAATAGCCGTCCTGCGTGCCTCTTTGTCAGACTTTTTCGCTGATGCCGATATAACGACACTCCGCTCTTTTAAACCGACCTGCGTGGCTTTAAACAACAGCAAATCATTAAGCGTGTGCAAATGAGCCACCCTGTCTGAAAGAACAATGAAATTTTTATCGTGCTCATTTAAAATCAAATCAACCAGCCCCTCATTTCTGCAGGCATCGTCAATCATAACATTTTGAGCCTTTGCGTAATCGATGGTACCGTCCGTTTTGCATATTCGTGTCGGCTCCGGTTTGAAACCGGTAAGCACCGGCTGAATGAATACCGGTACCGTTTTGTCAGAAACTGTTTCATGTGAAACTTCTGCAATCTTCCTGCCGAGCAAAGAGAACATACACTTTTCAAGACCGTCCGCACGTTCAGCGGTTGCAGTCAGCCCGAATTTATACCGAGCCTTTAAGGACGACAAAACCTTATAAAACATCATCACCCTTGTAGGCGAGCCGATTGCTTTGTGACACTCATCCACCACCACGACATCCCAAGCGGTTGCGTACTGCGACAAGTCCAGCGAAACTAAAGTCTGAATCGTAGCAAAAGTGATGTGGGAGCCGATGTTCACCTTTCCTTCAGTTATAGTTCCCCAGCCACCAGTCAAGTTCGCTTTTGCCCTTTCCATGGACTGCTTGAGCAATTCGTGCGTGTGCGTTATCCAAAGCGTTTTTTTACCCAGCCGAGCGATTGCAGACAAAGCAGTTTGAGTTTTGCCGGATCCGCAAGGCATAATCACAATCCCATTTTTACACCGGAGCATTTCCTTTATAACGTCCTCTTGGTACGGATAAGGCTCAATGTTGTCGCCATATACCACTTGACCGTTATCAGCAAAGTCATTCTTCCAAAACGTGCCCTTGTAAATTTTCCATACATCATTAACCAGCCCAAAAGGAAAAATCAAACTGCCAGCATTCTCTTCGTATAAATATATATACCTCGGAGTTTTGCCCATCCACAGCCCCATTCGCTCCTTTTTGATATAATCCGGATTGTCGAGCCTTAACTCCTTAGTCAAGGCTCGCATTTCTTTAGTTGGATCATAAACAGTTATCTTGCTGTCAACCCTTACGTGCATACAACCACTCCTCAATCGGATTATACTTACAAACACACACCGTCCTCGAATATTCCAAATCGCTGAAAAGGAAAGTGCTCCGAGTGATGTAAATATTTCCGTCCTCTTCATTTTTGAAAGCAAAAAAAGCGTTGCTGTTTTGACAAGAGCCGTAAATGCAAACCGATGTTTTTTGATTATCCTCAACCCTGTCAAGCGAGAATTTCCCCTTCGCACAAACCTTACACTCGAAAACGAATGCACAGTTCCCCTTCACAGCAACGACATCGAATGGCTGTGAGCCATCCGGTGCCGGTGCGATGCAGTGCGACCAAAAACCATTATTATATAAAATTTCAGCAAGCTCCTGCTCAAACGAAGTCCCACTCTTTTTATTGTTTCTTGGCATTTTGTCACGTCCTTAAATTTAAAATGGCAGTTCGTCATCGTCCCCGATTTCGTGAAAATCCTCTGCAGGTGGTGGTGTGTATCCGACATTTGGAGCAGAACCACCGGAGCCGGAGCCACCGTCCTTTTTACTTCCGACAAACCTCGCATCGGTAGCAACCAACTCGGTAACATAGCGTTTGTTTCCATCTTTGTCATTGTACGACCGGACAGTAATTGAACCCTCAACAAATATCCAGTCGCCCTTTTTAAACCACTGATTAACAAAATCAGCCCTCTGCCTCCACAGCACACAGTTGATGAAATCCGTCTCCTGCTCCTTGTCCTTTTGTTTCTGACGATTAACTGCGACCGTAATCGTGGCGACCGAAAGCCCACTCGGTGTCGTTTTGAGTTCCGGATCGGCTGTGAGCCTGCCTGAGATTAAACCTTTGTTATAATACATAGTTATTCCTCTTTCAAATAATTATTTGTTAACGCACTCCGGACAATGGTGCTCCCAATGACCGTTAACTCTTTTAATTTCCCAACCGTCTGCCTCTATATCCTCTACAATGCAAGGAAACGGTTTGTACGTCCCGACCAATTGCTCCTCGCCACAGATATCGCAAATGAAAGTGCCGACATCGTTTTTCTCTTTATACATCACTACACCTCTCTGTAATCGACAACCGTTATGAGTTTCTTCGTGCTCTTGCAATAGTCGCACTTCTCACAGCGAGTCGGAGCTCTCAAGCCTTTTTTAACTTCATCGAACACCGGAGCGAAGTGCTCAACCTCATCGTGCATTACATCGAGCCTGTCCTGTGGAATCTGTAACAAAGCGAGGTCGGGCTCCGTTTCTTTTGTAGCACCGGCGATTATAAAAGGCAGGTGGTCGCCTTCCACAGCTTGGTAGATAGCACCCTGTATGTCATAGCCCCAAGCCTCGACAAACGGAACCTTGCCTTCACCTTCAACCCAAATTCGCTCGAAATCTTTCATAATTTTGAGGTCAACAATTGCTCTTCTCTTTAAGTAACTGTCAATCTTGATTTTGAAAGGAACCCCAGCAATGACACCGGTTTTTATAACCTGCAATTCACCACCCATGTAACGCATGAACATTTCGTCACGTTCGATGCGTGCTATAATGATTTCAGCCTTTTTATATTCAGACTTCAACTCGCCCTGTTTAGTAAAGATTTGAGGATGCTGTGCCTTGAATAAATCAAGCGTTCTTTCAAAGTGTGCATCTACATAGGAGCCGACCAGCATCGAAACGCTTTGCTCCGGTTCCCATTCGCCGGTAACGATTGCCATTCCAAGAGCCTCGCACTGCTTAAAATTCTTGTATTGGCTCGCCCCCATATAAGCGAGCCTTGCCTCTTTACTGTGATAATTTTCATTAGTCACTTGCATTTTGATTGTCCTCCTTATTTTCAATCGTTTCGTTTTCTTGCGTTGGATCCCCAGCAGGTGTTTCGGTTTCGTCCGGAACGTCCGGTTCCTTGAGTGGATCGTTCACCGGCTGTTCAGCTTGAGCCTTTGCACTTTCAGCAGTGGCACACTTTGAGCAAAGCGGTCGACCATACTTCTGTGCGGTATAATCGGCAATGCCCTGCGGTGTTTTATTACCGGCACCCTCTATGCCAGCCTTGCAATCAGAACACGTTGTGCTGGCTCCTGTGACCTTTGGTGCATAGTTGCGAATTCTTAAAGCCTCAACTATATCCCCAAAAGCCTTAACCTTGTCAACAAAAAGCTGTATTTTGCGACCTGCCCAGTTCTCGATGTAAGGTGTGCCAAATAACTTAGTCAGCGTTTTTGCATTGGTAGCATTTACAATCATCGGCTTAATTCCATTCTCAACAAACCTCATGACCATACAATTCTCTTTTTTTCCATCGGAGCCGGTGACCTCTTCCATTTTTACGTTTTTGATTGTGACAATCAAATCCTTATAGGTTCCTCCGGCATCAAGCGAGTACGCACCGAGGTAATCGGGATTGTGTAACTTTTTCCAATGTGTGAGTTCTGCCATTTTAATCATCCTTTAACATTTTAATAATTTCACCACGATATGAATTTTTACATAATTCAATAAATTCTTTAACAGTAAACATATCATTGAGATTAACACCCTTGTTTTTTTACAAAAGACTCTCTGCCTATTAAACAAGAGCGTGTCAATTTATTGTGCCATTCAAAAAATAAATTACCAGAATACCTATCTTTTTGATTAAATACTTTCCAAAACTCTGCTATACGTTCTTCTGTTGATAAACCATCAAATAGTTTGTCTTCTAATGAAGAAATTGCTTCTTTAAGTGTTTTTCCGTGTGCAAATAGATTATTCTGCTTAACGATATAAGATGGTGTTAAAGACAAATCGTTATTTACAATAAAACCTTTTGCAACATTGTTTCTTAATTTTGTTATAATAGTTTGAATATCATCAATTATATAAACATTAAGTCCTCTTAGTTTCTTAATGCCATCGCCATCGCCATCGCCATCGCCAGAGCCATCGCCAGAGCCATAGCCAGAGCCAGAGCCAGAGCCATCGCCATCGCCATCGCCATAGCCAGAGCCAGAGCCATAGCCAGAGCCATAGCCAGAGCCAGAGCCAGAGCCATCGCCAGAGCCAGAGCCATCGCCATAGCCAGAGCCATCGCCATCGCCAGAGCCATCGCCATAGCCAGAGCCATAGCCAGAGCCAGAGCCATAAATAACTGTTAAAAACTCTTTTATCTTCTCCATTCTGCAACATCCTTTATTGATTTTTCTGCTTTATCTGTACAAGGTATAATTTCAATACAGTCGGTAACACAAATTTCATCAACAGTAACGGTGAATTTGCAATTCATTGAATCGGATGTACCATCAACAGCCAATTGACTAATTGATGCTGCTCCTTGCCAATACCATAATCTGCGACAATCGGTCAATATAACCTCTTGTCCATTCTTTTCTTTTAAAACTCCTGCGAATATGCCGGAACGGTCTCCACGAATAATTACATACTTGTTTAACATTTTTAATTCCTACTTTCTTTATAATTGAGTAATATTCAACTCATTATCGTTCGTTGTGCGTGTGGCAATAAATTGAAGCCCCTTCGCCTTGCACTTATCGTAGAGTTCTGCTCGGCTCTTATCGTCCAACTTTTCAGCACCGTCAATCAAGATAATTTTTAATGCGTTTGGATTGCTGACAGCGACATCCACACACAAATCGAGCTGTTCACCTTCGCTGAGGTTTGAAATTGGTAAACCGTTAATCAGAGGAATGCCATCGACAACAGTCAAGCCCTTAACCGGAATGGTTGCAGTTTTCAATATTTCGCTGGGCAGTTCCCTCGCAAGCTCAATCTTTCGAGTGTATTCCTTCGCCTCATCGATTAACTTGCTGACCTCATCCTGCAATTTAAGCATTCTCTCGTATTCGTTTAAATGCTTTTTCATTGCCTCGGCATTGGTTATCTCTTCGAGCAAAGGAGCAATGTCGGTGCGTTCCTTACCGATATACTCATCAGCGATGCCGACATTTGCAATCAACTTCGTGAACTTTTCGTTGTATTCAGCCTCAATGACCTTCTTTTTATCGTTCGCCTTTTCATCGAGCGTGCCGAGTGTTTTCTCTGCTGATACGATTTCCGCTTTGAGCCTTTCAATTAAGGTCAGCAGGCTTTCACGTTCGCTGGATATAGCCTTATCCACAGCATTGCTTTCGATATCCCTGTCAGCCTCAAGACCTCGCTTTTGATTTTCAAATCCGTCCTTGAATGCCTTCGCCCTGTCAATTTTTGAATTTTCATCCTTTGCCTTTTCAAGCACCCTGTACTTTTCGCCGAGGTCGAAAGTCTGCCACTTTTTAAAATCATACTTTGCCGGAATATCCTTCGTTATGTCCTCAATGAATGCCTGCTTGTTTCGGATGTCCCTGTTTATGTCCTGCCGGTTCATAAAATACTCACCGTTCTCTGCTTGGATATCCGCCAGCACCTGCAGGATGTTATTTTTATAGTTCACGTTCGGCAGTTCGCCGAATTTTTCCTTTATCCAGTCCAAATCCCACTCGAATTCAATCAAGTCGAGAATAATGCGGTTTTGCTCTTGCCGGCTCATTTTGGTAAACTCAACAGGGTTTAATTGCATAGGTGTAAAAATCGTCTGCAGGAACGTTTCCGGCTTTGAGATGTCCTTGCCATTTTCGGTAATGCTTTTATAATCCGTCTGCCCTGCTCGTTTTTTACGGTCAATCTGCAAGCCGGTGTCCGTCTGAATGAATATCTCACCTTCGTTGGCTCCCTGCCGGAGAATATAGTCCCGATTGCTCCCATTCGTAAGAGCGTAACGAATCGCATCGATTACCGAGGTTTTACCGGAGCCTTTCTTGCCGGTGAGTTCAATGCTGGAACCGTCCAGCTCCAATTCAGTAATGCCGAAAAGGTTTGTGATTGTGATTTTAGTCGTTTTCATTTTCATTTATCCTTTCAATAATTTTTTTGACATCCACGATGAGCTCGCCTTTTATAACTTCATCAATATCGCTTGTTTGCAGTTCAGTGATTACGTGCTGGAGCGTGACAGCCACAGTCAGTGCCGGATCGTACTTCTTAATGATAATGCAATTCACATCGGTGTAAATTTCCACCGGATCGCCTTCTTTAATGTTGTAAACCCTTCGCAGTTCCTTCGGAATAGATATCCTGCCCAAATCGTCAATTCGCCTTACAATACCGGTTGCTTTCATCTTTCTAATACCTCCATCATTTTATTTCGTGTCCATCCGGTTGCTACGGATATTTTAATCAATACCTTTGCAGTGGGTGTGTTGCCTTTTTCGGTTGCAATTAGTGTTTTGATACCAATGCCCGACAATTTACAAAACTGTCGCTGTGTGAGCCTGTGAGCCTTCCTGTACGACTTTAAATGAGTACCCAGCATATTAACCCCTCTCTTCGCTTAATATTAACAACACGCACCCTGCAACGAACAGAATGATGGTCAATATGTATTGGATTTCATTACCTTTGTGCGTGACGTATTTCTCAAGGCTCCCGAAAGAGCCGAAAAACACTGCAACACCCAATGTAAGCAATCCGGCACGCTGGAACAATTTCTTCACCTTTTCACTTCCTTTCATTTAAGTTCCGGCTTGCCAACCGGTGACGATTGGCAAAACGCAAATTAAACCTTTGATGATTTTTTAGCAATCCAGTTGTCCTTTGCCTTCCGGCAGAATTCGAGCGACACCTTAACCACACTAAACAATTCGCCATCTGTGTGTCTGTAATCATACTGCACCATTTCTCTGCCAGCAACCGCACTTTTGAATGTTTCAAATTGCTCCTCGCCATTTTGCAAATTTTTAGAATGTAACATTTTTATACCTCCAAAATTTTATTTAAGAAATTTGCTTACTTCTGCAGAAAGTTCATCGTAACCGTTATCGGTTAAAAAATCAATTAAGCACTGACAATCCCCAGTAACAAGCTGGTCAAGATACTCGGTGCGATATTCTGCAAGACGTTCTCTGCGACGTTCATCTATAAATTCGCTTGAGGTTTGAAAATGGTTTACTTCCGCAAAAATACGATCGACAATTTGCTCTGCTTTGTTTTCCATAATACACTCACTTTCTGCCGGCTTTAGAGGTAGCCGACAACCTTTGTTTTTTACTTAACTAAAACCCTATAATGCAACCTTTGAATATTGTAACCACCTGCGAAAATCGTCTCAACCTCAACCGTTTGCTTTTCGCCGATTATAAAACCATTTATCGAACCATTAGAGCCGATGTACAAACCCGATGCGTCCTTGATAGCCCCAGCCTTATTTTCAACCCTTGAAACTAATTCATTCCTGCGTGCAGTAACTTCTCTATCAATACCAACCCAAAGTGTTCTGCCATTCCAAATGATGTTCTCTGCATTTTCCTTGTAAAATTCATTTAATGTCTTCCGACGATTTCCGGTTTCATTAACCAAAGGCTCTCTCTTCTTTTCTACCTTTTCAAGTTCCCTCCGAGATGCCGTATATTTTGCCCTCGTTTCGTCCGTCAATTCTTTATCCTCAATAGTCCACATTACCTTCTCATGTGCCAGTTTTGCTTTTTCATATTCGAGCCTATCAAAACGAGTTAAAAAATTCTCTGCCTGCCTTAAATTTTCAACGAGCTCCTTCTCTTTTTCCAAAATCGGTAGGTAAAATTCTAACGCTTTTAATTTCCAATTGCTCAAAAAGTTTTCAATCGCCGGAATTCTCAATTCAGTGTCCTTCATTTTGTTACCTCCTAAAATTATATAAAAATGCCGATGCCCCATTATAAACTATAATTATATGCTTGTCAATATATTTTAATACATTTTATTTCTAATTAAATATATTTTAGTGAACGTAATGAATGAAATGAATACAAACCCTAATTATTGTATAAAAACATATTAAGTGTAGTAAATAATAGGAAAGTGCGTTCATTTCGTTCATTCGCTACACTAAACGCAAAAAAAGCCCCTCTTTCGAGGAGCTTTTTATTATGTGGTTATATTCCGGCAAGCGTGTCCTTTGCCAGTTTGATTTCCTGCAGGCGAGCCACAAGCCTTGCGTTTTCCTTTTCAAAATATGTAGCCTTTTCGACTTGCTTGTCCTTTTCAGAAACCAGCTCCGAAATGCGTGCTGTCATATTTTGATTGGTTTGTGTTAGCGAATTAATGCTGGAGCGTAAGCCTTCGATTAAAACATTAAGCTCTGCAATCTTCGCATCGTTCGCAGATGGAGCCGGAGGTGTTACAGGAACGACCACCGGAGCCGGAGCGTTCAGAACATCGAGTTCAGACTGACACATATTCATGAATTCGCCCCAGCGATTAGTTTCACGAATTGTCTGTGGGCAGTTTTTACCGGAAAATTCCCAGTGCTGACGGACGATGCCACCGGCATTCGGAAAACCGTACTTTTTCAGCAAGGTCGCAACCAGCTTGGAACCAAGGATCATCGTTTTGTTGAAATCGCCATCGATGTTCACGCAGAGCTCAACTCCGATCCCACACATATTCCCTCCACCAGCCTTCGTGCCATCCCCAGCGTGCCAAGCAACCTCATCGTCCGGAATATGCTGGTAAATTTCGTGGTCGTCAACAGTGTAGTGCCACGATACTGACGGTGTGCGAGCCTTCGCAACATTGTTTAAATAACTCGCATGAGCCTTGGCATTTGCACCTCTGTCCCTGTTTCCGGTTTCGTGAATAGTTATCCATTTGACCTGCCTTTTTATACCGGTGCGACAGTTTGAGGTTACCGGCAAAAGCGACTCGATAATATTAACCATTTGTGCCACCACCCTCGGTGTCATCAATTCCCTTTTCAGCATCCACACCATTGCCAAGTTTCATCGTTTTGCTATAAACGATATACTTGCCGGTGTTTTTGTAAACGTCATAAACACCCATGGCAGAGAACGCAATCAGAATCGCCTGCGTAATTGCCGAGAGAATAACCAGCAACACATCCCTCCAGCTTTCAATCACCGTAGCGACAAGCAAGTAACCTGTCGACAGAATCAAGCACATCACTACGAGTATCAAAGGAATAAGAAAGTCGCTGATTTTAGGGTTTTTCTTGAGCCATAGCCCAACGCAGAAAGCAACGATGACAAGCACCGAAAGCTCCGGTTTGATGTACTTTGCAATTTCCATTAATAATGCATCCATTTGTTTGTACCTCCTTAAAAATTTTATCCCTTAATTGCTTTGATGGCATCTGCCAAGTTAAGCCCCAAGGCTCCAACCACAAGTGCCACAAGCAAAATGAGCAATGTCTTAAAAAGCAGTTTACCGTTTGTCGTTTCCCAAAAATTCTTTTTTGGCTCTGACTTCTTTTCTTCAATCAACTTCATTATGGTTCCCTTAAACCATTTCGTGTCCTCGTCATACTTCTGAAACATCATTAAAAATTTTTCGTTCGTTTCAGATTGTCGAGCTTGGAGCGTTGCCAATTCAGCTTGATTTTTCTGCAATAAAGAGATTGCCTCTTTGTCGTTTTTAAAAAACTGATCATAAGCTCTGTGTCTTTCTTCGCATACCTCTTTTAATACATTTGAACTTTCCACCATCTTTCTACAGTCCTTTCTGATAATAATATTATGTCAATTGCTACAAGTTAACCAAGAGTGTGCGAATTTCTGCTTTTCTCAATGCGATTTTTTTGTATTTCTCTTCGGCATACGGATCATTTAACACAATACTCTCTGCATAATCCGGCACAACCTTCTCAAGCTCCTCAAGTTCTGCATTTAAAGAAATATCTTGAGGTGGTTCCTTATACTTCGGCATATCTATTTTTACATATTCGCCATTTAAAAATGTATATGGCATATTAGTACCCCCTTACATCAATAATAGTACCGTTTAACAACAATAAATCGCTCGTTTCTAATACCATTTTAAAACTATCTAATGCAAAAAAACCGGTTAATTTTCCGTTAGCAACACCAGTTGATGAGTTGTTAAACGAAGAAAAATTCGTAGTGTTTAACTTTGAGGCTGTGATTGTAGATTTTATTTGAGAGCCGATTTTTTTTAATGATATATCAGCATATAAAATTTGAAAAGCATTACCGGATGATGCTGTCGCAATAGGAGTTGACAAAAAAATACTTTTTGCATATCCGGTCGAAATAGGATTAATGCAAGCAAAATCACTCGTGTTGTTTTTGGGATATAAGTTAAATCTTGAGCTTATCGCCTCAGAATAAGCAACTCCCATAAAATTAATATAAAGATTAGACCTTGTTAAACCGGCAAAATTGTTTATAAGTGGGCTGTAGGCTCCGGCTGATCTGATTTTCCAACCTGTCCCACCATTTGCCGTAATATCTGCAGGAGATCCTCCACTTGTAGCCGATAACTGAAAAGTATTAGTCGTTGCATTTTTTACCCAAGCAAACGCTTTATTTGCAACAATAAATATTACATCAGTTGTCAAAATTGAAACTCCGGTTATTGTTGGAATCGTTCCAGTTCCTGCAACAATTTCGACCATTTCATTATTTATAAAACCATGTCCCGAAAGAGTTATTGTATCGCTTGAGCTATCAGCAGACGGATTTCCGGATGGATAAGGTACGTCAACAGTTAAAGTTTGCAAAATAGTATCAGAAATGCAAGTGTCTGCTACGTTTACCCACACACCAGCAACACGCTTGATGATTTGACCGTCTGCAGGACTTGTGACCGTTACACTTAACTTTAAAGGCACATCCTTTAAATCAGAATTAAACTGTGCCTCTGTGCCGACATAACCGCCATCGAGTGCTGACTGATATGCAGACTTTCCAGTGGCTCCGGTTTGTCCGGTGGCTCCGGTGGCTCCGGTCGCCCCAGTTTCACCGGTCGCTCCGGTTTCGCCTTTTTCACCTTTTAAATCCGACAAGGCAACGAGGTCAGACCACGAAACTCCACCGACATATCGCCACTGAATATGTGTAGCGGTTTTTTGCAATTCTACCTCACGTCCATCGGTACCGTTTGCACCGTCCTCACCGTCCGCACCATTCAAACCATTAGTGCCATTCGTGCCATTTGTACCGTCCGTACCATTAGTACCGTCCGCACCTTTTAAATCAGTCAGAGCGACAACATTAATCCAAGCATCTGCCCCGACATATCGCCACTGAATATGTGTCGCAGACTTCTGCAGTTCGACTTCACGACCGTCTGCTCCGTCTGCTCCGTTCGTACCATTTGCACCGTCCGCACCATCGGAACCGGTCGCTCCGGTCGCTCCGGTTTCCCCTTTAGCACCCAGCAAAGAAACCTCGACAATTACATCGCCGACTAAAACCTCAATCACCGCTCCGTCTTGGAGTTCAACGTCAATGTATGACATTAGAGTTTCACACCCCTTCCACACACCATCAGCCCATTAAGGACTGCACACGTTTCTGTGTCGGACTTTTCCCACCAAACCTCGTAAAAATACGAGCCTTCTAAAAACAAAACAGAGTGCTCTTTTGTGATGCTGATAACAGCCTCGCCATCAACCGCCGATGCCGTAAGCTGGAGCGTGAAAGGAACGTCCTCAATTTTTGGTTTCATTCCGAATTTAATCGGATGCGTTTCGTCATAATTAATTTTTGTGCCGGCAGAATCCTTCAGCCGGACAGTGAAACTCTTTGAATCGCCAATCTCAACGTAAAGGTTCTGCTCCTTTATCAACCCCAGCGTGTTAACATTTTTCATTTTGACACCTCACAATTTTATAATATAATTCAGCACGATATATGGTTGTAAGTTTCCAATTTCTTGTTGATTTTGTGTTATCCCAGATTTTCCAACAACCAACCTGTCACTAAAAGATGCAGAATTTGCTTGCAATCCATATCCAGATGTAATGATTTGTAAATTAGTGTCTTTTTGACCCCCAGTGTCACCTAAATTATCAAATTCTGTTACACTCGTATCTTTCCCAACAATTACTCTGCCACGCATATCCGGTAAATTAAAATGAGTACTGTCTGCATTTCCAAAGGTTGTGCCGATGACTGCAAACAATTTCGCATAAACCTCATCCGTTCTCAATTTAGAGCTACCATCACAAAGAACCCACCCAGCCGGAGCAGTTCCTGTGCTCCACATCATCACGCACCCTGTCGGGCAGATAATGCCTCCGTTCGCATAAAGCTCACCATGAACCTTTTCTGCATAGTTCGGATCCGGCATCCCATTAATGCTGTGGTGATAGTTTCCATTGTCATCTTTGAACATCCCTGTCCCAATTTTACCATCGGACACTGTGCCTGTCAATGAATATGTGTTAAAATTCGTTGCACCGTTTCCGTCGGTTATACGAACATCCACGTCAAACGTGTCACCAATCGTCATCCCACCGGACGAACCATTCAAATGAATTTTTAAATTTGCCGAAAAACTAAGCGTATAAATTCCATCAGCACCTATGCCCGAATACACGCTTTTAAAAGTGCTGGTTATATCAAAATAAACACTCCATGTGCCACCGGTAGCACGAACCCTGTATTCGGCTTTTGTGATTTCGTTCGCCTTGGATGCACTGAATGAGCCAACCCAATTATAGCCTTTTACATAAAGCCATGTTTCAGCCTCAACTCCACTCTTTCGTTGTGTCTCAACGTCCAAAACAGCCGGCAATTCATAATTCACCCAGCCGGCACTTTTTGAAACCGCTGTAGCAAAACCTCTGCTGTCAATTGCATAAACTGTGATGTTCGGAGCAGTTACAGCATTAAGAGTGAGCGTTACTGTGCTGTTAGTGCTGAAATTAGCCTCCACAAGCCCCGAATCGATAACAAGCCGATATTTTACCACGCTCGCTCCATTCTTCGGATTTGCCTTGTTTCCGGTCGTTACAGATACGGTGACGTTCGACTTTCCTTTTATGAGTTTTGAGTTATCACCGGTCAAAGCAACGGTCGTGCTGTTCACATCAGCAAATGTGTAATTTGAAAAAGTCGGAGCGTTGCTGGTGGCATCTGCCGAAACGGTACCATCAAAATCACGATCCGAACCAATCTGTGCAGAATAACCGCTGTCCGAATAACTGCTCGTCCGCAGTTTATATGCAATGCTGGTCGCATTCGGAAAAGTGTTGTAAATAGCAGTGAGCTCACCCTGCGTGAAAGAAAGGTTATAACTCGAACCTTGTCCGGCATATTTCGTAAACAGGACAGAGCCTCCGACAATAAACTGAATTTTCTTCCAAAGGTTCGCCGGATTATAAAAGCTGATATCCAGCGATGTGTTTGTGATTTCCTTTAAGTTTAATCCGATATTTGCCGAATTGATATATGCCTCTCTCGGAATCGTCGGCAAAGCAACGTAGGTGTCGGACACACAGTTAATTATTGAACCACTGTTCGAGCCATGCAAATATGCGTAAATATGCACACTCTTAGTGCCATCCGATGAATGAGGAACGTCACGAGTACTTTCAAGCAAATATTTCTTCGCAGTCGAGTTTCTGCAATCATAAGATGTCTGCTGGTTGGTATAGATAACGACATCATTAATATTTAAACTCGAATATGCCGAGCTGGTCAGATTGTACGCATAATTGGATCCGCTCGCCTTGGCACGAATCCACGTCTTAACTGTGATATTTGATGAGTTTGCATTGACATCCTGCGAGTTCAACTGCCAATCAAATCCGAATTCGTGGTTTGCGATACCCCACGATGAGCCGGATTGTATCGTCCCGATTACTTCTGAAAAAGCCATTTAAACACCCCTCTTTATGCGATATAGGTGATGTAGGTATCCACACCACCATCGTCAATATTTTTTGTTACGAGGTAGCCGACCTTTACCTCCGTAGCACTCAATTTTTTAGTGTCCGTACCGTCTTTATTAAAGCTGGTTACAATTTCGCCCAAAACCTTATTTACATATCTGCGAACATCAAACCCCTGCGATGTGATAAGCGTGGCGAATTCAGAGCCGGAGTTGCGAACGATAAGCCCAAGAAATGAAAACACGATGTCCTCAGTTACCGTTTCATTCACAGCCAACTGCCATCCAAGGTTTGTCTTGCCTTCGTTCATCATTAAATCTACAATACTGCTGGAGCCGGTCGTGGTGGTGCTCGATGTGAATTTTATTTTTATCTTATCAGAGTTCGCCACGAATGTAAACAAATACTCCGTCAAATTTTCAACGGTAGCAATGGTACCCCCAGCTAAAACGATGCCGGATGAGATTTCAATGCCGAACGTTGTATTCGCCTCGTTTTGTAATTTGAATGAAACCGTATACTGCCGACCGGCAACAAGCCCTGTGACATTATCAACTGTGGATGCAATTTCACAGTTTTTTATTTTCAATCGTGCTCCACTTGCTGAAACTGAAATGAGCTCCTGCAGGTACCCGTAATCGAAACTGCCGGATCCGGTTTTTTCCCATAGCACTGTACCAAATAACCCGACACTGTTTCTGACGAGATTTATTCCACCGATACGATTAATCGAATTTATAATGGTGTCGATTGTTTGCTCGATTTCAGTGGAACGTCCGCCCAGCTCCGTAATGTCCGAAACCACACTGTCAATCCGCTGGTTTGCTTTATCAACCATTATCTCGGTTTTTCTCGTTTCAAACTTTTTCGGTGTGAATTGGTACTTTGTAGATGCCTTTTGAATTATGGCAGATGACATTTCACTTTCAAAAAGGTTCGGTGATTTATAAACGAATGACAACACATTAACCAGCGTGTATCCACCTGCCTTATTTGCTATATAGTTCAAATCACCGGAGTCGGTTATTGAATAACCTAAACCTTTAAAATAAAAACTTCTTATCGGAACCACGCTCAAAATTGCATAGATAAAGTTCGCAATCTGCTCCCTCTTGTCCTGTGTATATGCAAAAGGATTATCGTTCAGAGTGAATTCGTACTCGCCGTATTGCTGAATAGATGCATCATCCCGAATTGTGAAATTTTCCCCTTCAACCTGCGAATTGCGAATCACAATGACATTTGTATAATATTCCTTTGTGCCTTGCTTAAATTCGGTATAGTCTGACTCTTCGTAAGTAGTACCGCCATCATTCCCAAGATAAACAGTTTTTATTTTGTTAAACCTTGATATTTTACAGAAACCTCCGGTCGTTTGAATAATAGCCTTTAAAACGTCCCTGCACTGCTCCCCACTAACAAAAACATTGTTTTCAATAACAAAATTGGCACTTGGCAAATAGAAAGCATCGTCCACATCAACAAAACACTGTGAGCATACATCCAAAAACAAATCCTGCATCGTGCAAGGATATGTCAGCCGGTCTTTAAATTCAACATTGAATTTCAGCATATAATCAAGGCAGGTAACTTTTGCGATTTCCTGCGTATCGCTGGGAACGACTTCGACAACAATAAAATTCCCAAAAGGAATGTATTCGAATGCCCCGTTAACCTCTAATCCGGACGAGTATGCTATTTCTTTTTCAGCCAAGTCAATGCTCGAATCAATCGTAAAAATCAGTTTACGAGCCACGCAGGAGCCAACAAAGTGACCGTCAACGATGCAATCATCGTACAATTCAACGGAATCGATGATGTAATCGGTTCCGTCAAGCGTGATTTTATCTTCAGTTATCGTTTCCGGTGCAATCATAGCGGTGGAATAACTTCCCGATACATTTCCATACATACACTACACCCCCGACAAATCTTCCATGGAAACCTTCAGCTCGCTGTACTTTTTGTTTCCTTCGGAATAAAGCAAAGTAACGGTCGGCTCCTCGACAGCAAACGTGCGTGTACAATAAGCCTTCCTTTTTGGCGACCAATACTCAAAGGATGCAGTGTTCACATCGAATGCATTCAAGTACAAAGCCAAATCCGTCTCATTCATTGCATCGAAAGTCAACTTTATAAAAGTGGTTCGTTTTTTTGCAATGGTTCTTTTTATAACACCGCTGGCAGTTTTTGAGGTAGAGAGAACCTTGCGAACGTCCTCTCTAATCTCATAACCGCCCCTCATTAATTTAGAAAACTCAAAAGTGCCTTTTTTTAATAAGTACATACCCACACTCACCCTCCGTACTGTAATCTGCGTAAATCTGCAATGCGTGTTTGATTGTCTGCAATTTTCTCGCCATCAAGGTACAAAGGCGAATTTAGAGTAACGTCAATCGGCTTTTCATTTGGAATGCCACTAAAAGAGCCGTAAGAGCTTGTATTTGCGTTTAAAGAGATGTCCCCCTGCAAACTACCCGTTAAATCCTTGAAACTGCCCTCGACAAGTTTCTGTGCGTTTGAGAAACGGTCATCAAAACCCTCTTCGAACCCCATGACCGTAAACTTGCCAATTTCAGCAAATAGTTTCGATGGCGATTTGATACCAAAAAAATCTTTGATACCATCGACAATCCCACCAAAGAAACCTGCTATTTTATCAGCAAGCCATTTGTTGGCATCTTGTATGCCATTCCATAGCCCAACAATTAGGTTTTTGCCTGCCTCGCCAATCGCTCCAGCAAATGAGCCGATACTGCTTACAATAGCTTCGATTATATCCGGTATAGCCTTTATAATCGCCCATATAATAGCCGGTAGGTTTTCAACCAAGGCAATGAACAGTTTCACCCCAGCATCTATGATGGCAGGAATGAGTTTCGGAATTGCATCCACGATCGCCTTAATTATAATTGGCAAGGCTTGAACAATAGCCTTTATAATTGCCGGCAGGTTTTCGACCAAGGCAACAAGCAATTTAATGCCGGCATCGATAAGCATCGGAATGGCTGTGATGATGAAAGCGATTATTCCGTTTATGATTTCCGGCAGTTTTGCAACGATTAAATTAATAATGGTCGGCAAGGCTCCAATCAATGCAGTAAATAATTTCAAGCCGGCATCGATGATTACAGGTAAAGCAACCGTAAGGTAGGTAACAATTCCGTCAATGATTTTCGGTAGTGCCTCAATAATCACCGGCAAAGCCTGCATAATACCGTCCAGCAATCCCATGAGCAAATCCAGCCCTGCTTGAATAAATAAAGGCAAGTAAATCGGTAATGAGTCAAGCATTATCATAATTACATTCATGAGCGTTTGAACCAACTGTGGAATCATAGGTGGTAGTATTGTAGCAAACATCGTGACTATATTTATTATTGCCTCAAGTAAACTTTCAAGCATCGTCGGCAACACTTGAATTATTCCCACAACAAGCTGAACCACCAACTGAGTGCCAATCTCTACAAGAGTCGGTAACAAATAAAGAAAACCATTCACAAGTGCATTTATGACACCAACGATGGACGGTGTGAGCAATGGTAACATTTTCAATATTTCATCTGCTAACTTTTGTATTAACATTACAGCCGAACCTGCCATCATTGGTAATGATTTGACAATGCCGGACAATAAACCGGAAATCAACTTCACCCCCATGTCAACAAACTGCGGTGCCATTTTTACGAATATTTCAATTATTTCATTAAACATATTCGCAACGCTGGTACCCACCAGCCCCCAGTTACCAGTTCGAATTCCTTCGTTTATTCCTTTAAATGCCGTAAGGAATGCCGGCAAAAATTTCTGACCAATGCTGGTCGCCATGGTTTCCATCTGCATCTGAGCGACACGCAACTGATTAGGGAACGATGTCTCAAGCGTTCTGCCAAAGTCCCCCTGTGCATCAGCAGTTACTGACATTAAATAATTGTAACGGAGCTGTGTCTGTTCTGCCTGCGACATTTGATTATAAGCAGTCTCCATTCCGTTTGCCATACCGTAAGCCTCAAGATTTGCAACCGACATATTTATGCCGAGCTGTTTCAACGGTTCGGTTTCGCCAGCAATGCCCGATCTGATTTTTTCCCACGCTGTGTCATTATCAAGGTTATAAAATGACGATAAATCACCGGTCAACTGAACCAGTGATTTTGCCATGCTCCCTGCTTGATCCTCAGCGAGTCCGGACGATTTCAACATTGCTCCCATGGATCCGACAAACTTTGTAGCGTTTGTTTGACTTATTCCGGTTGTAGCCGAAACCTGCTCCGTCCATTTCAATATTTCACCTTTGCTTTGTTTGAACGTTTCACTAACGACATTCTGAGCCTCTGCCAAGTTCGATGCACCTTCTGCCAGTTTGAAAGCCCCAGCGGTCGCACCAACCACAGCCCCAGCAATCGCAGTGACACCTTCAACCGCAAGTTTCCCTGCACCGGCGATTGTCTTGCCTGCACCTTCTAATTTATCTTTTAACCCATTGACACCCTTCTCAGCACCCGATGTGTCGAGTTTGCTGTCAATTACAACGGTTCCGTCTGCCATTTATTACACCCCCTGCTCTGCTCGTTTTTTCAATTCTGCCTCCAGCTCACGTGGACTCTTTGATTTAACATTTTTCTTTTTTGGCAAGGCATACATCTGCTTTAATTCCTGCATTGCCTCCCTCTGTTCTTTGCCCATAGATGACGTAATCTTTGTATTGCGAATCCGAATGACATCGTTTATTTTGCAGTTATCCGGCAAGCTGTCAAAACAAGCTTTAAATTCAAACCAATGAGCGTGAGTAAAATCCCAATTTGGATATGTCTGTTTCATAGATGCCCAAATGAACGGTGCGTCCTTTTCCCAATCCAACAAATTATCGCTTTTGTTTTTGCTTTGGTACCCATTGCTCCAGCTCCCAGCGTTCACAAATTGCAGTAAAGCATCCAAAGCAGAATCGATGTTCTGAGGAATGGTATCCTTATAAAATAAATCGAACATCTGCTCCAGCCTTATTTTTACCGGTAACTCATCGTTTTTCATAATAGCAATGGTTTCTAACACGATATAAAACTCCGGTCGGATGGGATAATCCACACCATCAACGCACACAGCCAACGGTAGCGAATCCGGATAAAGAATACTCACCTATTATCACTCGCTTTTTTTAAAGCGTTCGTCCGTTCAATTACCGATTTAATTTTCATATCTTGACAGAACGGTGCCAACTGACCGACCACGTCAACCCACAGAGCAACCGACTTTTTATATTCCGGTTCGATTTTTTGAACAACCTCTTCGTTGTCGCAGAAGAAAGTCGTCACAAATCTCTTGCAGGCATCAACCACACCATCACCAGTGCCTTCGACCGTTTCCGCTAACTCCTTGAGCCTCGCAAGCGTGTCGCTGTCTGAAATGTCAAAAGGGTACTCCGTCCCCATAACCTCAAGCGTTGGCAACCTGTCCTTTTTACTGATAATTAAAGAATTACTCATATTTTATACTCCTTCTAACAAAAAGAGGATCGAGGCATTTGCCCAAATCCTCTTTTGATTATTTTGTTTATTTTGTATACGTGCTGGGCACGATCGACAGCTGTACTTTTGTGCAATATTACGAGAATGTGCTGGATGCAACGTCCCAGTGTCCATCGGTAAGAGAACCCAACTGAACCAAGGTACCCTCAACCATTAATGAACCACCGGCATCACCGGAGCCAGCCTTGCTGGGAATAACATTGTATGTGCCTTTGCGAGCGATGCAGACACCGTTCGCCAACGTCCACGACTCAACCGTAACAATGTCAACCGTCTGCTCAACGAGTTGTTTCGCCCCGATTGCGTAAAGTTTAGCACATACAGGATCGGTGTGGTCAAGCTCAAAACCATATTTGTAGCTCGGCTTATAACCGACAACTTCCTCACGCTCATTCTGATCTGCGATGTACTGCTTTGTTTCCGTCTTAGGAGCCAAGTCATCATCGAATGATGTGAACCCTTGGTTAACAAGACTATAAACGGAATTCGCTCCCACAGCAACACCGGCAACCAAATCAACGGACGAGGTGCTGGATGTAATACCATCGGCTGTGCCTTTGGCAATGCTTAAATTCATTGTGGCATCGTTCGCCACCTTCGCCTTTGCTGTCAGCGATACATTTGCACCGGAGCCACCAACGGTAAAGAAAGCCCCAACGTTCGCATCGGCACGCAAGGCAACTCTTATCTTTTCAGCGACTGCAGATGCACTGTCATTCTGTGCCAAGGCAACTGTGACGGTTTTCGGCGAGCCGGTCATTCCGGATGCAGTAACGATGACCGTAGCATTGCCGGCAGTCGAAACGGATCCGGAAATCGAATTCAATTCGACCTGTGCAACTCCCAGCGACTTGGTATCCATGTAGTGTAACAAATCATATCTTTTTTCCATTTTAATAATTCCTCCTATTCGAATAATACTCTGTTTTGCTTATAATCGAAAGCATATAGTGCTTGGTAGGTTTCGCTACCGTCGGCACCCTTGGCAATCATACTCGGCAACGAGGTCATTTCTAAACTCAAAGCCTCCCGATTTTCACCCAGCACCATCAACTCTTTTGCTTTCGTTTTCTGTTCAAATATCCTGCCGATGTTATTCAAAATTGACGTGGCATTTGCCCTGCTATAGGTATCGTTCGTTTTGGTTCTATAATACAACGCAAATGGGAATGTCGCATTATATCCACCAATCAAATCCTCTTTAGTTTTTAAAGCACCGGCGAGTTGCTGAAACATCATCGCCTCGGCTGTCCCATCGAGAGCCTCCAACTTTACCTCGCAAGGTAGCTCAACATTATCATTTATGTATTTGAGCAGAATCATCGTAATTTGAGAATTTTGCTCCAAACTTATCCTGTTAATATTAGCCACCACCCAACAACTTATTAACCCCAGCAGTCCATTTTGATTTTTTGACCGCTTTCGCTTTTTCAAACCACTGCGTGCTTGCCTGTGGATGCACGTCTTTGCTTTTTTTCTCAAGTCCGTAATACTGTGCCTTGGCATACGGAGCGTTGTACTGAATATCCCCACTCCCCATCACAGAACCGATGATGCCACTCTTTGTCAAACCACCATCATCGTAAGGAACGTACGGTTCGCTATCCTTTACAACTTCATTATCCAACCAAAACTGTGCCTCTTTCTTTCGGTCGGATATTCTGTCCAACACTTTGCCGGTTTTTATGCTGGCAGTTAAGCTGAAAACACTCACGCATCACCAGCCACCTTCCAATGCCACATCGTAGGCGAGCCGGAACCCTTACGAATGCACTCGGTTATTTTATAAACCTCAAACTGCTCCGATAGGCTGTCAATGGTTCGAGGTGATAACTCCTCGGTATGCGTTCCCATTATGATGTAATCGTCCAGCCTCAAAGTCCAATACAGCAGTTTATTCGCCTGCGTGAGTCCGTTCCATTCCTTTGCCGGTTTGAATAGTTTCGCACTTTCACCGTTTAGCCTTTTGTCAAAAAACATAAGACTGCAGGAGTTCGTAACTTTATCCCCATCGGTGCCGGATGATACAGAGCCATCCACTACCTCAAAAAACACATTACTGACAACCCTCCGGTTATATGTTGCCTTGCCATTTACCTCACCGATGAAATTGTAAACAGTGACCATTCCTCTTTTCATCAAGCCCACCTCGACATGTTACCACTCTTTGTAAGAAACGCAAGTGCCATCTTTGAAATTGGCAACCCAGCACTCGTCTGCAAGCCGAATGTTTTTGTAGAAGAATAGGTACCCATGCTCTCGCTTTTGGTTAGCCCTTCCACATCACCACGCTCGTCGAGAAAATCCACTTGGTAGCAAACCGCCTTTTTGACGTTTTCGTCCGGCGAGGTTCCGATGGCTTTTGTGACGGAAAGATTTATGATGTCCTCTGCAACAGGGAGCAGAGCATCAAAACTCTCCTGCGACAGTTGACCTTTAAAGGTTTCGCTGTACCACGCAAAATCGACCATTGACACTCTGCTCACTCCTTGTTTTAATATTAGCCCATTGCTCTGACTGCTAACTCCGGATACATTGTCTTGTAACCATACAAAACGTCCATCGAAAGAGTTGTAGTCTTGGTTGTCATGGAATAACCCTTAGTAACACGCAATGTGATGCCATTGTAGTTCGTTACATAGCACTCAACAGATGGAGGTGTTTCTAAAGGTCGGGTAACGAATGCGAATGCACTCTTATGGAACCCAAGGTTTGCAATGTGAGAGCCGGTGATTGTCCACTCTGCGGTTGTTGCAACTGTTTCAACCAATGCAGGTAAGAATTCAACGACAATCTCATTAGCGGCGGCGGTCGCCGCTTTTGTAACGGTGTAGGTATTGTCACCAACACTCAAAACATCGCCGACAACTACGGTACCGGTCAAGGAGTTTGTGCTCTGCTTGGTTAGCGTGATGGTTTTTGCACCAACAGCTCCTTCAGCCTTTGCGACAATCTTCCCAGCATCAACAGCCAGCGTGCCTTTTGTGTGAGTTTTAACAGCCTGTGACATATAGTTCTCGATGTTCTGAATGACACCGATGGAACCCTGTCTCAAAGCCGTAACGGAGCCGGACTTCTCTGCGTTCATGATATTAGCATTCAATGACAGTTTAGCGTTTGCGTATGGATCCCACACACCGTAACGGTCTGCCAACGGAGCCTTAGCAACGTCCAAAGCAAGCATGATGTTGTTAATATCATCGACCGCACTCGGAGTTGTGCCAGCTGTGCCGGCAATTTTATAAACGTCCTTATACAAGGAAAGTCCATCAGCGTTGATTTTCTGTGCAAGAGCCTGCGATGCCGGTGTGATAAATAGACGGTTCAAATCGTCTACGTTTGTCGCACCTTGGATGGCTGACCAAGCAACAGAAACGTCTGCGAGTTTGTCGAGCTTAACCTCAACGGACTCTTCGCTCATATTCTGTGTGTCCAGTTCGCCATCAAAATCAACTGCCTCGTATACAACAGGCTTTCTAACTTGGATTGTATCACCTCTCATTTGAAAGGTTTCCGAAAAATCCCTATGGACAAGGTTCGGAAATACTAAATTTTCAATAAGCCTTGGCAGTGCCTGTCTTGCGATTTCCTTAACGGTTAAAAAAGTATTTGTTGACATTTTGAATTACCTCACTTTTAAAATTATTTTTTTGATGCCTCCGATGCTACATGAGCATAATATTCGGCATCCGACATCTTATCGGTGTCAACAGCTCCACCGGAACCATGCGAGCCACCGGTATTCACTACGATGGGCTTTCCGTTTGCGTCCAACTTCGGCTGTTCTTCAGTGGCAAACAAAAAAGCATTCTCGGTTTTGATTTTGGTTAGCTGTTCAGTTAATCCGAGTACCTTGCCATCGGTGTCCAGCTTGACGAGAGAAGTATCTAAGAATGGCATAACAGCCTCGACCTTGTGTGGTTTCAATTCTTTGATTGCCTCGGAAATAGCATAATTCAGTTTTAACTGAGTGATATCAGAATTATACTTTGTGTCCATATCAGCTATGGTTTTCTTCATTCC